GGAGGCCACTTCCACCTGCACCGATTGTTACCGTGTAATTAGTTGCAACCAAAGATAGTGCTGTTTCTAGTGATCCACCGCCACCTGTTGTGCCAACGGTAGATCGCAATCCACCTGCACCTCCACCGCCACCGTGTTGTAATCCTCCACCGCCACCACCGGCAACTACTAGGTAATCTACAGTAAGGTTTTTCTTTGGTGTGAATGTTCCAGAAGCAGTAAAGGTGTGAATCCAAAAACCTCCCACTTTAGTTATGGTTCCACCAGTTGCATATGCACTATCAGCACCACCAGCACTAAAAATACCCAACGCTGAGAGGGTCATACGGCACTCGCATTACCTATAATTCTGTATGAATTTGCGGCAACACAGACGACAGATACAGCGTCATAACGCTGACCAATGGTGTAAGCGGTTCCAGCGGTTCCACGCCCAAAGAGTGAAGTTGCGGTTCCGTCCCGGGTGATCGTTACCGTCCCAGCTCCGTCTTGAAGAATATCTACACGCTCTCCAGCTTGAAAGGCTGTTGCGGTTCCAATAGTTATCGTTTGAGCTGAAGCTGAATCAAACTCTAGAATTTTATAGCGGTCGGTGGGAAGAACTGTATAAGTTGCGGCGGTTGAAGCGGTGAGAGTTATCTCGTTTGATAAATATAAATTGACGTCCGCAGCCGTTAGGACGTCGCCCGCGGTGAAGGTCTTTCTTGGCATTCTGGATTCCTTTGTTCTTTCTTTAGTTTATCAGTAGCTTAGGCGGTCGTTGTCTAGCTCACCGAGTAGCGGGGAATCTAGGACGAAGACGCCGAAGTTTAGGGTTTCAAGTGAATAAGTTGTTCGCTTGATCGTTGGTTCCCAGTTGTTTGAGATACCAATAATACGGCAGGGCAGTTCAATAGCTGGAGCGATTCCGGACGGCGTGAAGTGGACTTGAACAATATCGCCAATTTCAAGATTCAAAAGTGCCGTGGTTTGAGTTTCGTCTTGCTTGTCTAGAACTACCGAAACGGCTTCAAAGCGATATAGCGGACTAGCGTAAGTAACTAGAAGGGCTTGGGCTAGGTCTTGTAGGTCTTCGGGGTTTTGAGTTAGAAGGTCGGTATTGGAATAAGTTCGAACCCCATAGAGTCCAGTAGAAGATTCATTTTCAACAATTACTTCTTCTGGAATTGTGTCCGTGTTAGAAAGAAAAATACGGGTGTATAGATTTTCCGAACCATAGATAGCCCGGACGTTTGAGAATAGAACCTTGATAGAAGGGGAAGCGGAAGTGTTATCGCTGAAGATTAGGTCGGGGGTAGTGGTTGCGGAGTTTCTTTCCTTGAAAACTACTTCGCCGTCTTTAGAGATAAATAAGTTTCCGAATTCAGAAGTCGAAACGCGCTGAAGATACTCTAGGGAATTCAAACCTTGAACGGCAGAATCCAGAAGAAGGGTTTGTCCAGTTTCAATATCTCGAAGCTCTGCGGGCCAGTTCACTTCGGGAAGGTCTAGAACGCGGTTGATTCTTGCGCCCGGCAGTTCGCTAGGCGGGTCTAGTTCGTCAATTATGGCGTTAGCTAGTGCGCCGAATGCGTCCGCTACGTCAATTTGGACGGTGGCCCTGTTTCCGGGAAGATATTCAAGATCGAAGTCTTCAACGTAGCCATAGAAGACGGGCTGACCATTAGCAGAAACGCGAATTTCTCGACGGGGGACTAGCTGACCGTAGTAAAGCCCGGCTTCGTACAACGGGTCAAATAGTCGGTCGTTGTTGTCTAGGACGATTGAAGCAAGACCTGCGTCTATGCGGTCTAATGCTTCGCTCTTTCCTCTCCTTGTTGTAACGGTTTGAACCCGAGAAGATATGTCGTAGAAAAGTTCCCCGGCAAGAATAAAAGTTGGGTTGTCTAGGACGCCGCGTACCGAATTGTCCAGCTTGAATCCGGTCGGTGTGTTCGGGCCTAAGTCGAATCCAATTTCAACTTGTGGGGTGATCATTATGCGCCTTGAAAGACTGGGCCGGACGTGCGCTCATACGCACGGATAGCGTCTACTACTGCCTTACCGATAGACGCGCCCGAATCAAGTCCACCGTTTACGCTTACGTTGAATATTGTTTGTTGCGCCTGAGTTCCAAATAGCGCTTGGGTTCCAGTCATTCCAATTTCCCCGGCAACGGTTCCCAGCTCTGCGTATCCTGCGTTGATCGTACCTAACGCATTCGCTCCACCTGCTACCAAGTTAGCCGCTAGTTTAGCCCCGGCGATAGGCCCGGAGTTTATCACTTGTTGAAGAAGCTTAGGGTCGAGTCCCATAGAAGATAGCTTGGTGATGTTAGAGCTAAAGTCCTTCGTCCGGGCTAGGAGCTTATCCATATTTCTAATAATGGAATCGGTCGAACCGCCTAGCTCTGGAAGGCTAAAGGCTCCCATAATTGAATTTTTGATAGAACTAAACGTGTCCGCTACCGAGTCTGCGAAAGACTTGTAAACTCTTTCCGCTTCGTCTACTGCGCTAGTGTCGGGTTTTACGGCTTCTTCTATTGTTTCTGAGAATGATTCAATTTCCGATTTTCCAGCGGCGGTTTGATTGAACATATTCTGAAGGTCTTGTGCTGCCTTTTTTGTTCCCTTTATGATTTTGTTAGCGGTCTTCAGCGGTTCCGGGCCACCTAGAATCTGCGCGGCTAGTCCACCTGAGATTCCCTTAGTTGCTAGTTTGCCTACTGCCGCTTGTTTCTTTACTTCGACTTTTAGGTTTTGGGTAATTGACTTCATTCCGCTAACGGTTTTAGCAACTGTCCCGGTTTTTTTGTTTGGATTCAGTAGTTGTGCTAAAGGGTCTGTATTTTTAGGTAATGGCCCAAACGTTTTAGCTAGATCGGCTGCGCTTGCTCCTGCCGATATCCCTTTGAAACTACCTGCGGCCTGAGCGAAACCCTGAGCGGCTGCGGCTGCGCTTCCATATTTACCCGCTGCCCATTCTGCGTCTTTACCTGAATTTAGGACGGCGGTTCCGAAGCTGGCAACTACCGGGGTTGTCTTTCGGTAGGTGCTATCTATTTCGGTTGCGCCTTGAACGATAAGACCAAGAGCAACAACTAGCGCTCCGATTCCAGTAGTTATGAGCGCAGTTTTGAAAAACTTCAAAGCTCCGGTAGCTAGTCCAATTTTTCCAGCGGTCATAACAAAAGTATTATTCAGAATTACTGCGGCGGCGTTGTAAAGTCCAACTGCCACGCGGCCTACGTTGTAAGCCGTATTCAAAATAAATAAAGCCGTAACAACTTTCATAATGGCTTCGGCATTTTGAACTAAGAAAGTAATCGTGTCTACAATCGTCTTAGCAAACGCCTTGAAGTCCACGGTAGCAAGTGCGGCCTTTAGTTGTGGCCCGACAACGGGAAGAAGTTCCCTGAAGCCGTCTACCATTTGTTGAAGAGCTGGCATAACTACCATAGTTGCTTCTTCACCGACGGTTCCGAGTTCGTGCTGAAGAAGTTGTAGCTGACCTGTAAAGCTCTTAGCGAATGCCGCGCCGCTTCCACCGAATTGAGATTGAAGTTCCGCAAGAATAATTTTCTGCGCGCCCATAAGGTCGCCAGATTCAGAAAGGGCTTTTATCTGTGCTTTTTGTTGTTCGGTGAATGTAATACCAACACGCGTAAGCGCAGAAATTCCTTTTACGGGATCATTGAGAGCTTTACCAAGACGGATAGCTTCACCGCTTGCGCTAGTTCCCATAGCCCGGGCGACGTCCACCATAGCCGCGGTAGTTTGGTTGAAGATATCATTACCCGCGCCCGCTTGGTTCTGAATGTTCTTGAAAGTAAGAAGAAGGTTTGCGCCTTCTTGAATTGTTTCGGCTTCGGTAGCCGTTAGAGCTTCTAGACTTCCAGCTAGGTTTTCAATATCCTTAGCAGTTCCATTAGCAGTAGTTCCCGTAGATTTTAGAACTGAAGTAGTCTGAATGTTAATTTTCTGAATTCGCGCAAGGCTTCGAGCTGAAAAAGCGATAGCCGCACCGAACGCACCGACGGCGGCTCCGGCGATTGCGGCGTTTCGTCCTAGATTCTGGAAGTTCCCGCGAACCTTGTTTAGTTGGAATTGAGCTTGTCTTAGACCTTTAGAATCAAAGACGGTAATGATCGGAATTCTTACGGCCATTAGGTTACCTTCAGCTTCACGTTAGTTTTGTTTGTGTATCGCTCGATTATGGCTAGGACGGCTTGGGAAACTCCGTCTTTTCTTTTTTCATAGCCTTTCCAGACGTATCGAGAAGCTTTTCCTTCTAGCTTAGAGAGCATTCCCCTAGCGTTTCTAGAGTTAGCGTCTGGGCCGCTGCCTACTAGGTCTAGGATTTCAAACCCTACGGCGTCGCCCGGGGATATCGCTTCAAAGCTAATAAGTGATCGTTCGGTTCCGCCCCGACCTATTTTTGCGCTAGGTTTTTGGAAGATTCTAACTTTTGGAAACGCGTATCTTGTTCTTCCGTTGTGAATCATTCCGCGAAGCGGAGAAACCGGGGGAACGTTTGATTTGATTTCAGAAATAACAGTAGCTACGCCCGGCTCGTTTATTATGTCTTTTTTCATTTGTTTGAAAAGTTCTGGCTCGAATTTTTTTAGTTCGTTTATGGTTGCGCCTAGTCCGTCGATATCAATCTTTAGCATTCTTATCAGCCTTCCAGTTTCTATTCTACCGAAACGCAAATAGAGAAGCCCCAGCCTTTGCCGGGGCTTCACCTATCGCGGAAGGTTCTTAGCGACTAGCCACCTGCCCATAGTCCATAGCATTCGGTCTGACTGCTCCAGTAAAACATTTGGAGGAATACCAGACTCGACCGCTAGAGAAGCTACGAACCAATGAGCGGACTTGTCGCCTAAGCCTTTTATTCCATTACTTCTTTTGGGTCGTCTGTTGTTCCGATCGAATCAACGGATTCCAACCAAGTTTCGTAATCTGCGGTTGTTTGTTTCTTGCGCTTTTCAGAATGCCACGCAAGGAATAGCAACCAGCCGATTCTTGGGTCGTCCAGTCTTGCGATTGAAACATCAAACTTGTCTTCGAACGCAACCATATCGGCGGCAGATACTAGGACGTCTTTGTGTGTTCCGTCTGCGAACTCAATTCGTAGGGTAAGTTTCATTCTTTATCCTTAGACGGTTCCGGCGGTTGCGAAGCTGACCGAGCCACTTGTTGGGAACGCCACCGAAAAAGTGCTTAAATCGCCCACGGCCCCGGCTACTGGGGAAAAAGTATTGACGTGAACTGGAACTGTCCAGATTGGGTTCGTTGAAGAGCCAACGGTTCCATTTGGAGCTAGTGTAACGGTTGCGATTGTTCCAAGAAGCGGGTTTAGAATTGTGCTAATTGCGCCCACTCCGTAATCTGCGTGGAAGTCCAAGCTAAGAGTTCCGGATTTTAGTCCGCCGATTACTTCAGTCCAGCCATTACTTGAAAAGTCTGTTACGTCCACGTCTGCGGAAGTTAGTTCAAGTGTTGCCGAAGCGCAAGAATCGGATACGTTAGTGCTTCCAATTTTGACCGCGGTTGCGGTTACTACGAATTTTGCCATTTGTTTATTTCTCCTGTTTTCCTAGCGGTTTTATTTTGCGTAAACTACGACGTTGAATTCGGCAGCTAAGTAGGTAACTTCTCCAATTACAAGGGAACCGTAGTTTCTCATATCGGTTACTCGGAGCGTGTCGCATTTGCCGCCGAGCGTCCTATCTAATTCTATCGCCAGCTTCACGGAAGGATTTCCCGTAGTGCTAACGTAAGAATCTAGAAGCTTTTGGGCCGAACGCTCCCCAACGCGTCCAACAATTAGGGTAACGACAAAGTTATATTCGTCTAGTCCCCGGGCGAAACTTTTATCAAAGCTAACGTTTGAAACGTTTACGATTGCTATAGGCGGGCTAATCGTGTCCGGTGTTTCGGTGGTTGTTCTTAGCCCGGTGATCGTTGCTAGTTGGGTAGCTAGTCCAGCGCGAAGGTCGGTGATCGAAGCCATTAGGCGAATCTAACTTTTCTATAAACGTCTATCAAGTGCTTTACGTCTGGGTCTAGCTGGACGCCTACTCGGACGGCTCCCATTTCACCGAAGCCCGCAATTCCAAGCGGAGAGTCGTTACGTTTAAAAATTCTTGCGGCCTGAAGGACGGTTGCTTGTTTTACTGCCGTTGGAACCGCAGACCAGCCCCAGACGCCCGTAATCTTGACCGTTGCTTCTCCGTCTAGGACGTTGAATATGTAGTCG